TCATGAGAATTTGTAATTCTTTTTTCGTTGTTCTCATCCCATAAAGTTATATTATATCCATTACTTAAAGCCCATAGTACTAGATTATAATGTCCTTTTTTATATTCTATAGCTTGAGCAACTGTACCTACATTCATGCAACCTCCGATTGTTTATTAATTATAATGCTTATTAATATTATTATTTATACAAAATTCTCTAAAATGTTTGTATTTCATTCTATATTCTTTGTCACTTCCTGTCAATTCCTCAATTCTATTAAGGTGTTTAGCTGTTGTTACACTCCATACATTTTCGCAAACATAAGTATCTATTGGTGTTTTTATAGCAACAGTTGTATTGTAACTATAGTAAATTGTTTTATCTCCTATATTTTCAAAATATAAGCTTTTACTGTCTATTTGTGTTTTCATTTTTTGTTCTCCTATTGGTTGTATTATTTTAATTCGTATAGTAATTTCATTAAATCAACATCTTTATATTTATTTAAATCAATATGATATTTTAAATCTTTTTTTAAATCAAGATAATTTTCATATTCTTTTTTATCATAATCTATATCTTCTTTACTTTCCCAATAATAATTGCATTTGTCACTAACTACTTTTAAAATTGCTTTTATTATTGCAAATTCGCTATCTGTCATATTTACCATTGTTCAACCTCCGATTGTATTTGTTATCTTGTAAAATTATATGCTACATTTATAGCAAAAATTAAGAATAAACTCAAGCTTAAATATATCTCATTGTTAATTATTGCAAAAATACTTGTAAAAATTAAACTTAACCATAAAATGATATGATACATTTTACAACCTCCTATTGTTATTGTTTCAAAAAGAAATAAACTTAATTAAAAGTTATTATTTCTAAGCTTGTTTAAACTCATATTAATATCATTATAAATACAACTGATAGCATAATTATTCTTATTCATGAATAAAGGGTTATTTGTTATATCTCGATAATAATTAATAAAAGCTTTAAAAATAAACTCATTAGATTGTTTTAAGTTGATAGCTGTTGACCACCTTTTAAAAAATCTTTTTTGTTTATTGTTTAATTTGTTAATCATGAATAAAGTTATAATTTAAAATAATAAAATAATCAAATACAACTTTTAGTTGATGCTTAAATAAGGCTTGATATATAACAATAATAGACGATTTAGGGTGCGACAAAAAAGTACTTTTTAGAATATGCTTAAAATTAGGTGATTTTGGGCAAATCAAAGCAAATCAATATAAAAAATATAAAAGTTTTAAAACAATATTAATGCTTAAATATTAAATATAATTTGTAAAAATAGCTTGAAATCTAGGTCAAGCAATTAGAAATTGTCAAGCAATAAATGATAGTTATATATAATTAATTTATTAAGATATTAAAAGATAATGTGAGATTAAAAGCAATACGACCACGCCCCAGCTTCAAAAATTCTAGGGTGTTTAGCTTGAGATTTGGCAAGGTTTTAATGATATTGAAATATAGCTTTTAGTGTTGGTAAGCTTGAGATTTTTAGAGATTGTTAGAGGGTTTTAATCTTATCTTTATAAAGCTTGAGAATCTTAATATCTCTGTAAACTAGTAAGATATTTAAAGCTAATTAAGTATAATAATTATATATAATCTCTATATATATATTTAGTTGCTAATTAGAATCATTATAAGGTGGGTACATATGTGCCAGTGGGGGGGTGTGGGGGTATATATATAATGCTTATACAAAATACAGAGCTTTAGATGTAAACTAGATAACCTCGCCCTGCTGTAAAGATTAACATAAGACTTGCTATATTGCTGGACTGCCCCAGATAGACTTATATGCTTCACCCCCTGGAGAGTTGATATATATATTATACAGGTGCTTCTGCATTTGTCAACTCTAAATGAAAATAAATGTTGTCAACTAGATGTAAACTTGTTATAATGAATACATGAACAATAGCTTTCTACCAACTAACTCTGAAAACAAACAAAGAAAACTAACAGACCAACAACAACACTTTCTAGCAGCCCTCGGTGGTGTAGCTAAAGGTAATATAAACCTAGCTCTAAAAGAAGCAGGGTATGCTGACAGTTCAAAGTCTAATGTTATAGATTCCCTAAAGGATGAGATAGTAGATGTTGCCACAAAGATTCTAGCAAAGTCAGCACCAATAGCCAGTCAGAAGTTAGTGGAGATATTAGAGAGTGATGACCCTATACCACAAGTCAATGCTAAACTACAAGCAGCACAGACTTTGTTGGATAGAGTAGGTATTGCGAAAAGAGATAAGCTTGATGTAACGCATACAGCAGCATCAGGAATATTCATTATACCTGCTAAAGAAAAATTAATAGATGCTAATGCAGAAGATGTGGAGATAGATGATGAAGAGAAATAGTTCTACTATTCCTTTTGGTTATAGATTGAATGAAGACAATAAAACCTTAGAGGTTGTTGATAAAGAAGTATCAGCATTAAAAGAAATGAAGGATGGTGTTAAGTCAGGTGCTTTTAGTTTAAGAGGAGCAGTTGAAATATTAGAACATCAAACAGGCAGAAAGTTATCTGCTATGGGTTTAAAGAAAATCATAGACAAAGATAAACCAGAACAAGTAATACAAGTAAAAGGTTTGTTAAGTAAAAATGGCTGACGAGAAACCAAAAAGACAATATAACTATGGCTATGCTCATAAAGCTAAGATGGCTTCAAGGAAAGCTGTCAAAGCTAAAGAGAAAGAAATAGCTAAACTAAAAAAGAACTTGGAGAATAAGACAAGAAGACTTCGAGAAAAAAAAGAAACTTTGAAGGTCGTACAAAATGCCGAAACGAATAAAGAAACCAAGAAAGGTCTGGTCATCGAAGAAGACAAACTTGATACCTTACCTAGTCCTGTTAAAAAACTCATTGAAGAAGAAAAAGAAAGAGTAGTATTTAAACCTAACTCAGGACCTCAAACAGATTTTCTAGCAGCCCCAGAACAAGATGTATTGTATGGTGGTTCTGCTGGAGGTGGTAAATCTTATGCTATGTTAGTAGACCCATTAAGATTTATGCACATTAAAGAACATAGAGCATTACTGTTAAGAAAGTCAATGCCTGAATTAAGAGAACTAATAGATAAGTCTAGAGAGTTGTACCCTAAAGCTTTTAAGGGTGCAAAGTTTAGAGAAGTTGAAAAGATATGGAGATTCCCTTCAGGAGCTTCATTGGAGTTTGGTTATCTTGATAGAGATGCTGATGTTTATAGATACCAAGGACAATCATATACCTGGATAGGTATAGATGAGTTAACACAGTATCCAACAGAGTTCCCACTCCAATACTTGCAATCACGATTGAGAACAACAAATAATGATATACAATGCTACATTCGGTGTACTGCAAACCCTGGAGGAGTTGGAGGAAACTGGGTTAAGAAAAGGTATCTAGACCCAGCTCCACCAAATGAAAGTTTTACAGGTCAAGATAAAATAACAAGAAAGTTTATACCAGCTAGATTAGAAGATAACCCTTATCTATCTGAAGATGGTAAGTACGAGCAGATGTTACAATCATTACCTGCTGTACAAAGAAAACAATTACTAGAAGGGAACTGGGATGTTTCCGAAGGAGCTGCCTTTACAGAATTTGATTATGATAATCATGTAGTAGAACCTTTTGAATTACCTAGACATTGGGTACGAGTAAAAGGAATTGACTATGGTTATGCAGCAGAATCAGCAGTAGTGTGGGCAGCAGTAGACCCAAGTGATGAAACATTAATTGTTTATAGAGAATTATATCAGAAAGGTTTAACAGGCGAAGACTTAGCTACTAGAATCTTTGAGTTTGAGAAAGAGGATAGGTTGTCTGTAAGTGGTGTGTTAGATGGAGCTGCGTGGGCAAGGACTGGTGCTACTGGTCCAACTGTAGGGGAAGTACTATCCAGAGCAGGACACAAGCTTAGAAGAGCTGACAAGAACAGAATTCAAGGCAAGATACAAATACATGAAAGATTAAAATTAAACGACAAAGGTCGACCCAAGCTTCAGATATTTAAATCTTGCCCAAACTTAATAAGAGAAATACAATCTATACCTATTGACCCTAGTAGACCAGAGGATGTAGATACAAAAGCATCTGACCATGCTTACGATGCTCTAAGATATTTAATTATGTCTAGACCTAGAGCAACTTCAGTATGGGAAGAAATGTCAAACAAAAAACGATGGACACCATCAGACCCAACATTTGGATATTAATATGAGAGATAAAATAAAAGAAAGTTTAGTAGCACACGCAGAAGGACACATAAAAAAACATTCAGCTAATGTAGAGATATATTTAAATAACTCTATAGGTATTGGAGAACATTCTGATATAATAGAAACGATTGAAAAAGAACTACAGATGATAGCTAAGTATGATGACCAACTAGAAGTATTGAAAAAGTATTTCTAATGCCATTATATACTTTTAAAAATACTAAAACAAATGAAGAGTATGATGAAGTTATGAGCTATGAAGAGCTTCAAGAATATTTAAAACAAGAGGATATACATCAAGTATTTAAAATGAACATATATAGATACTCAGATGCTGGAGGAATCAAAGACCAATTTACTGACTGGGCTAAGGATAGCCAGGTAAAAGGTAAAGGTGACTTTAACCCTTATGGAAAAGGTAAGAAAGGATTTAATAAACTAAAACAACAACAAGAGGAGAAGAAGGGTAATGGTTAAGAAGAAGATTAAATTAAATACTAGAGCTACTAGGGAAATAGACAAGTATCCTTTAGTTTCTGTGTACTGGCTTGATATTTGCTCCGACAGCTCATGGCAATCCATTGAAGGTTGTAAGAAAGCAAAGCTACCTATTTGTGTTACTAAAGGTCACTTATTAACTCAAACTAAAGGAGTGACTAGAATATTTGGAGATTATTCTTTGGCTGATGAGGAGTCAGGTAAGATTGAAGAGATTGGAAACAGCACGATTATCCCTAATAGTGTTATCGTGGAAATTAAGAAAATAGTTGACAAGAGGTAATAATAACTGTATTATTATATTACTGCACAAATAATTTAAGGAATTATATATGGCTACTTACGACCAGATTAGAGAAGACTCAAATCCATCTATGGATGAAGCAAAAGAAGAAGAAGTAATTTCTAATCTTGTTGCTCAAATTAATTCTAGGTTTCAACAATGTGAAACTACTAGAGAAGATGATGAAGATAGATGGCTACAAGCTTTTCATAATTACAGAGGAAGATATTTTAAAAATGTAGCTTTCAGAGACCATGAGAAATCTAGAGTCTTTGTCAAAGTAACTAAAACAAAAGTACTAGCAGCATATGGTCAATTGATTGATGTATTGTTTGGTGCAAATAAATTTCCATTAACTATTCAAGAAACTAGAGTACCTGAAGGTATTGATGAGTATGCTCATTTAAATCCATTAAAAGAACAAATGGGTATGAATCAAAATGAAGAACCTACTCCAGGTATTGAAGGTAATATGGATTATGTTCCTGGTGAAC